CTCTTATTCGTGGACGGCCGGCGGGGGCCGTTCCGCTTTTGTAAAGCTGCCCGCTGAAGCCTGATAAGCTGACGGGCTGCGCGGTAGCGCAGACCAAAGCAAAAATAGAACATAAGGCGCGGTGGGCCAGCGGCCCGCCGCGCTGATTTTTGGAGGTGTTGACTGTGCCGAACGCAGAAGCCGAAGTGCCGCCCCAGCAGGGCGACAAAAAGAAAAAGCCTGAACCGTTCCATTTGGCGGAGAAGATCGGAGAAATGGTTGACTATGGCTACCCGCTCACAATGAGCTTTCCTCGGAAAGACCGTGAGCTGGCCGATGAACTTCGCAGAAGTATGTTGGCAATTCTCCGGTACAGCGTTGAGATAGACCGGCGATATTTCAAAAAGACCACCACGCAAAATATGGACGTGGAGCTGGCCGTATTGAGAAAGTTTGTCCGGCTGGCGGCGAGTAAGGATTTACACGGGGGCAAGTACCCGCCGCCCTTGACGATGCACCAGTATGAAACGTGGGCGAAATTCAACGATGAAATAGGCAGGCTGTTGGGCGGCTACATTGCTTCGCTCTAAAGCCTGCCGTTTTCATACGGGAACGGGTTATTTACGGCGTGTCCGATCCGCGGCGGCAACTGGAACAATGGCGAGAGTGCCGGTGTGTTCAACTTGAACCTCAACAATCCGCGCTCTAATTCGTGGACGAACAACGGGGGCCGTTCCGCTTTACACCACAAGAACATTTTTGTTCGGCGGGATTCCACGCCGGATATGGGGGCTGTGATCTACGGGTCGCAGTCGGTGTGTGGGTCTAAAGGAATCCGTTTCCGTTCCGGTCAGCACGACCGGAAAAAATATGTATTGCCGCGAAAACGGAAACGCTACGCGCGGCGCGGTGGAATTGAGGGCAGAAATGCCAAACGAAATAAACACGATTCAAAATGCGTGGAATGTGATCTGCGAGTTTGAATACCTCGTAGAAGCTGACCACTCAGCCCGCAAGGGCAAACGATACCGGGCGGAAGTGCTGGCGTTTACTGCAAATCTGGAACACAATCTGTTTCAGATTCAAGAGCAGATGATCGCCGTGGACTGTCCGCTCGGCCCATACCGGAAACTGTGGGTGTCCGTGCCGAAGAAGCGGTTAGTGATGGCCTTGCCATACCCTGACCGGATCGTGCAATGGTCACTGTACCAATACCTCAATCCGGTTTACGACCGGCTATTTATTGAGGACTCCTATGCCTGTCGCAAAGGCAAGGGAAGCCACAAGGCCGCAGCACGGTTACAATACTGGATGCGGCAAGTAGACCGGAAACCGGGGCCGGGATGGTACTACCTGAAACTGGATATAAGCAAGTTCTTTTACCGTGTGAACCATGCGAAGCTACTGAAAATTTTGGCAAAGCGTATCAAAGACCCGAAGTTGATGAAGTTCCTCGGAAGCGTGGTAAACAGCAGAGCAGAGCCGTTCGGGTTGCCCCGCGGCAAAGCCCCGCAAGATACCCCGCCGGAGGAATGGTTGTACGATGTGGGGATGCCGATAGGCAATCTCACTTCTCAACTCTTCGCCAATATTTACATGAACGAACTTGACCAGTATTGCAAACACGTTCTGAAAATCCACTACTACATCCGGTACATGGACGACATTGTGATCCTTGGGGAGAACAAGGAAACCTTGCACGAGTGGAAAGCGAAGATCGAAACATTCCTGCATGAAGAGTTGGAGCTTGACCTGAACAATAAAACCTGCATCCGACCGGTGCGGATGGGCGTGGAGTTTGTTGGTGTGCGCATTTGGCCCGCCTACATGAAGCTGCGCAAAAGCACGGTTGGCCGGTTGAAACGGGAGGTCAAGAAAATATCAGAGCTTTACGCTTCCGGGCAGATGGATGAAGAAGCGTTCAAACGCCGTGTTGCCAGTATTAAGGGGCTGCTGGAACACACGGAGAGTGAGAGTCTACGGTGGCGGCTGAACCAGATTTATCTTGATGCTGTACGGAAGTACGGAAAGACAGACCCAGAGGAAACGCTCTGGAAGGGAAAGAACGATGGAAAGAAAGTGGCCTGATCTGTGCGAAACGCTGCTCGGTAAGCTGGAAGCGGCGGGAGTAGACACGACCGCAGAACGCGGAGAGTTTGCCGTGCTGTACGCTGAGTGCTGCGCGGGCGGCTGTGGTAAGGCATTGAGCCGGAAAGGAAAAAAAGAAAATGGCAATTAACGCATATTCGCTGGCAAAGGATGGGGGCAAGAAACTGTCTGCAAACTTTACCGTGAAAGAGTTCCGTTGTAAGGATGGGACTGATCCCATCTTTATTGATGATGCTCTTGTGAAGCTGTTGCAGAATATCCGGGATCACTTCGGAAAGGCCGTGACGATCACAAGCGCATATCGCACTGCCGCCCACAACAAGGCGGTCAAGGGCGCAACGTATAGCCAGCATTGCTACGGCATGGCGGCAGATATTCGAGTGCAGGGCGTGGCCGTAGAAACGGTTGCGGCCTACGCGGAAACGCTGCTGAAAAACACCGGCGGCATTGGGCGTTACCCTGTGAAGAACGGTCGCCCTGCTGGTTGGGTACATATCGACACCCGTGCGGCAAAGAGCCGCTGGGTGGGCTGAGAGTAGGAGGAAAACAACAATATGGAGAACATTCTGAAAGTTTTTTTGATGGCGTTCCCTGAATGGCTGGCCTGCATCTTCATGGTGGTTGGTCTTGTGGTGACGGCACTGGCAGCGGTGCGTCTGGGCTATGGCCTTGCGGTCGCAAAGACGGTGTACAAGTGGATCGTCAATGCGGAGGAAAAGTTCGGCAGCGGCGCGGGCGCAGAAAAGAAAGCTCACGTCATTGCCGTACTGCGTGGTTATACCCCCGACTGGCTGGACTGGGCGATCAATGAGCGGACGCTGGACTGGATCGTGCAGATCGTGTTCAACTTCACCAAGAAGAAGCTCGAAGATTACATGGAAAAGAAATCCGCAGAAACCACTACTGTGGCCCACTTCGGTAACGTGGGGGAGGACAACAAGAATCGCAAGGAGTAAACGATGCTGGAATTTATCGTCAAATACTGGGCGCAATGGCTTTTCGGCATCGTGGCGGCAGGTCTGACCGCTGCATACCGTAATCTCTCCAAGAAGATCAAGGCACAGAAAGAGGAAAACAAGGCAATCAAAAACGGTCTGCTGGCAATTCTCCACGACCGGCTGTATCAGGCGTGTACCCATTACATCGAGAAAGGGTACATCGACCTGCCCGGTTTGAAGAACATTGAATACCTCTATAAGAGTTATCACGCTCTGGGAGGTAACGGAACCGGAACTGAATTGTATACGAGAGCAAAGGCACTCCCCATCCGGGACGACTGAGCTAAACTACATCCCCGCTGGTGATCCTACCCGGATCGCTGGCGGGGATTTTTTTGTTGCCCTGCGGTGGCCCCGTTGACAAAACGCCAAAAGTCGGTTACATTTGAAATGCGAAACAAAGCGACAAAGAAAGGAGGAAAAATAACGTGCGAAGATTCAAACATCTAACATGGACAGACCGGCTTCGGATCGAGAAGTGGCTGAACGAGGGCATGAAACCCAAGGACATTGCCAGCAAATTGCGGGTGCATATCTCCACGGTGTACAATGAGCTACACCGCGGGGAGTATCAGCGGCTGGTGGGCGATACATGGGAGCTTGTGAGAGCGTACAGCCCGGATATTGCGGAGCAGAAATACCAAGCGCACCTGCGGGACAAAGGCCCAGCCCTGAAAATCGGCAAGGATCACGAGCTTGCAAACTACATCGAAACCACGATCCTGAATAAAGAGTGCAGCCCGGCGGCGGTGTTCGGATATGCGCAGCAGGAGGGCAAGCAGTTCAGGACGAGCGTTTCTGTGCAGACGGTATACCACTATATAAAGAAAGGCTTGTTCCTGAATCTCACTCAAGAAGAACTGCCCCGGCACGGGAAACACAAGCAGGCATATAAGAAAGTCTGCAAGAAAGAAGCTGCTCGCGCCCCGGCGGGGGAGAGCATCGAACAGCGACCCCCGGAAGTGAATGAACGGCAGGAGTTCGGACACTGGGAGGGCGACACGGTGTATAGCGGCAAGGGAAAAGTAAAGACGACCTGTGCGCTGTTCACCATGACGGAGCGCAAGACGCGCAACGAGATTATAATAGGAGTTCCGAACCGCAAGGCAGAAACCATTGTGAAAGCGGTTGACGCGCTGGAAAGGAAGCTGGGCGCAAGGAAGTTCCGGCTGATCTTCAAGAGCATCACGTTTGACAATGGCACAGAATTTGCGGCGGCGGATATGCTGGAACGGTCGTGCATCAACAAGACGATCCCGCGGACAAAGGTTTACTTCTGCCATCCATATTCTTCATGGGAGCGCGGCAGCAATGAACACGTCAACGGCATGATTCGCAGGAAGCATCCGAAAGGCACGGACTTTTCAAAGGTTTCCAAAGAGCAGTTGGCGGAGACAGAGAAGTGGATCAATGAGTACCCGCGAAAAATCTTCGGGTACAAGAGCAGTGCGATCATGTTCCAACAGTGTTTGAATGAACTTGGCATAGCCATGTAAGAAAAGTGCAACACCACACCCCAAAAGAAAGCGTGGTAATAAAGAAAATACGGCGAACAGAATAGATCAAAGGTTGGCTGCAAGAAAAGTGAAACCTTGACGGCCTATTTGTATTGTTTCAAAATGAACAGAAATCTTTCTGAATTTTTGTAGAATTTAATGGTTGACTTCCGACTCTTTCATTTTCCAGCGCACAGCCCTTGATTTTTTCCGTTTCTCGTGCTACAATCATTTGTAGTTTCATCCTGTGATGCGCAGTGTGCGCAGGTTTTCTGCCGCCGGTGCATCAAAATCAAATGTCCCAAAACGATGATGCGGACAAACCGAAGTCCCGTTCTCCATGCCGCAGAGAGGGCTGCCGTCCGGAAGGACGCGCTGCAAGCAGCCTGCCATGTGCCGGACTTCTACCACCGCAGAGTGCAGAGGCGAACCTCTGCCGGGTGCGCCCGTTACAGCACAGCGAGTGGCGTGCAGCAGCACGCAATTCGGGTGGAACCGTGGAACGCAGTTGGATTTTCAAAGGCGCTTCATCCCGTAGCAAATGCGGGGTGAAGCGTCTTTTTTGTTATACCAAACGCATTTTTCATGTCAAGAAGGAGTAACACCATGAAGATCATCTATAAGGACGGTCATGTGGACGAGTGCCCGCAGGACCAGGAACTGCACGTTATCCGTCACACCGCAGCCCACGTCATGGCTCAGGCCATCAAGCGCCTCTACCCGGAGGCTGACTTCGCCTTCGGCCCCGCCACCGAGAACGGCTTCTACTACGACGTTGACCTCGGCGACACCAAGCTGACCGACGAGGATCTGGCCAACATCGAGAAGGAGATGCGCAAGATCACCAAAGAGAATCTGGCCATCAAGCCCTTCATCCTGCCCCGCGCAGAGGCCGTCAAGCTGATGGAAGAGCGCCACGAGAACTATAAGGTCGAGCACATGGCTGACCTGGCCGACGAGACCGAGTTCAGCTTCTTCCAGCAGGGCGAGTACGTCGATATGTGCATCGGACCTCACCTGACCTACACCAAGGCTCTGAAGGCTTTCAAGATCACCCAGCAGTCCGGTGCATACTGGAAGAACGACAAAGAGAACAAGATGCTGACCCGTATCAACGGCGTGGCTTTCCACAATCAGGAGGAGCTGGACGCCTGGGAGAAGGAACAGCAGGAGGCCCGTGAGCGCGACCACCGCAAGATCGGCAAGGAGATGGGCCTGTTCATGACCGACGACCTGGTTGGCCGCGGTCTGCCCATGTTCCTGCCCGCAGGCTACACGGTCTGGCAGGAGCTGGAGAACTATATCAAGGAGAAGGAGCGCGCCCGCGGCTACCTGCACGTCATGACTCCCTGCATCGGCACCGTGAATCTGTACAAGACTTCCGGCCACTGGGACCACTACCGCGAGAATATGTTCCCCGCTATGGAGATGGAGGGCGAGAGCTACGTCCTGCGCCCGATGAACTGCCCCCATCACATGATGATCTACGCAAACCGTCCCCACTCCTACCGCGACCTGCCCATGCGCATCGGCGAGATCGCACATGACTTCCGCTATGAGTCCTCCGGCACCCTGAAGGGCATCGAGCGCGGCCGTCACTTCTGCCAGAACGACGCTCACCTGTTCTGCACTCCGGAGCAGATCAAGAGCGAAGTCGCTGATGTCTGCAACCTCATCTTCGAGACCTACAAGGACTTCAACATCACCGACTACCGCTGCGTTCTGTCCCTGCGTGACCCTGCCGATAAGAAGAAGTATCACGACGACGACGCGATGTGGAACCACGCCGAGAACGCTCTGCGCGAGGTCCTGACTGAGCTGGGCATCCACTTCACCGAGGAGATCGGCGAGGCTGCTTTCTACGGCCCGAA